ATCAATCTGTAAAGATTTAGACACACACAATATAAAATGGGACAGTAAATGCAATGATGATCATTTTCTAGATAACAGTGGCAATTGTATAGAAAAAGAATTGTGCATTAACAAAGAATATGTCGGCACAATTAAGAAATTGCAAGAAAAACACAGTGGCGCATCCGAGCAATACAACAATGCTAAGGATGTATATGATCAGACATTTGCTCACACTGTAAATTTAGGTGCTGGCATACTCCTAATGTCATATCTCATATACAAAGTTAGCACCAGACCATAGATAAATTCTAATGATATTTATATTTACATAAATGCCATTACTAAATACCGGATTTAAAAACATAAAAAGAGAAATAAAAGAGTTTAGGGCCGTCCCGCCCGAGAATTCATTTAAGGTTGTTAGATATGAAAACAAAATAACAGTAAACGACGAGAACAATCCACAACACTTTACTAATGGAGATTATCAAGCGAATTCGTCTAGTGAAACTATATGGAGCCCATGGCATAGTGCAATAAATGTATTCGACGACAATAGAAAAAGTTTTTGGCATACTCCATGGGCATGCTGTGGACATAAATACAGACAGGGACCATATGATCATGGTAAATACATAGGCGGAGGCAAGAGGGAGCAGTATTACACTACCACGACTACTAGTGGCGAGAAGTTACATGGAGAATGGTTAGAAATTACACTTCCATATGAGTTACGAATAACGAGATATGAGATATTAACTTCTCTACATTGCTGTCCGATGAGATTTCCGACAAGATTTAAAGTATTAGGGTCAAATGATAATACAAACTGGGTAGTCTTGGATAAACAGAACATCGATGGTGATCCACGAAACAAATATGATTTGTTAAAACCAGTACCGTTTGAAATAAATAATGGAGATAAGAATATGTACAAAACATTTCGATTTGTATTTGAAGGTTCAATGCATCATGGAGCGAACAATGTAATGAATATAACTTCTGTGAATATATACGGAGCGTATCCCTGTTTTAATGTCGCAGGGCAATGTGAAAATATCCAAACATATAGTAATAGGATGCCAAAATTAGAAGGGTTCTCGATAGTAGACAATGAAACGAAACTTTTAGCTGATTTAAAGGAATTCAATCAACTATATACAAGATATGTGACATGTAATGATCAACAATTGAATGGCGTTAATAACAAGATGGGTTGTTCAAAAGATGAAATGAGCAATCAGGCCATTGATAAAGTGAACGATGCATATAACAACATAATTGTTAAGAACGATAAGAATGAGTTGATCGGTGGCAGTCTATATGCACTATATAATACCGATTTAAACCAATATAAATCTGATACAGAGTATGATGCTTCATTAAATGTAATTAAAACAAACCATAAGGATATCGTAAGCATGCGAAATGAACTGGACGAGAAATTAAAGGAGTTACATGTAACAGAAGGGTCGTTAGCTTATGAACAGAAACGGATATTTGATGGAACCGCATACACCGGATTAATATGGACAATTTTAGCAACATCAACACTATTTTATGTATTCAAACGATTGTGATTTACATTCAACGAATAACGATATAATGTAGAAAGAATTTTATCGTTATAATATAAAACAAATGTCAGTCAATACCGATCAAGTTGTGCAAGTCTGGCCATTACCTGATAACCAGTATATGAATAGCAATAAACAAGTTATATCTGATATAGACGATCGAGATATTGTGAAATATACACCGAATGGCGAATACGAAATTACTGCTTCCTCTTACGCAAACGGTGAAACCAATCCATATGTAACTTCCAACGAAGACGACAGGGACTTTTGGCAATGTGATTATAAAAACAACCCAAATTATAAAAATGGGAAATATACGCAATATACACAAAACCCCTATACTGGTGGTAATAATGCATCTGCATACCAAGGTGGAGGATCTATTAAGGACAATTTATGGACAACGCAGGTTGGCTCAACCAAGGTAGTGAATGTCCGAGGAGAATGGATACAGGTGAAGATACCGTTCAAAGCGTATATACAACAATACCACATAAAAACACCTACCTATACACAGCACAATACTTTTCCGAGAAAATTTATGTTAGTTGCATCTAACGATGGTACCACCTGGACCCAATTAGACCAACGAAATATAGAAGAAGGTGACGCACCCACAGGAGCGGATGTAAAGAAGGCATTTAATATCAATACATCCGATAAATATTCATATTTTAGACTTATTATAAACTCAATGGGACCAAATATTGCTACTGTAAAGATATCTGAACTAGGTTTATTTGCAACTACGATGATCGGCAATAATCCAAACGCAAAGAGTGAAACATTCATTACCCTAAGTCGTTGTACCGAAATAGAACATGACGATGATGCGAATGTTCAATATGATGGTATTAATATGTATGATAAACAATATGGCCAATATGAGAGTAGTTATGTGAAGTCGATTGACAATAACGAGAGAGAACAAGGACACCATATTATGGAACCTTCGATTAAGGTTAATCCAACCACACTTGACAGTGCATTAATATATGGTGTTATAGGTTATGTACTTCTTACCGGTATATTTTATGCCAATATTATTGCAAAATAATAAGAATTTTTTATAATACTACTGTATACTATTATAAAGAGCCTGATATGACAGATACAACTACAAGTAAAGATTTCAAAGAAAATGGTGTTGAATTAAAACAGGCGATTAAAGATATCAAAAAGGATTATGATTTAGTATATTTTGTACCAAATAGTAATAACATTGCAAATATAGACACAGACAAGTGTATGGCAGTATCAGAATATGATAATCTATCAACGGTAGCAATGAAGCCAATTGACAACCATCTACACACAGAAGAGTCGTGTAGGTTGAATGTTGGTATGGTACAAAGTTCGAAATCATGGAAAGATTACATGGAAAAAAAGCCAAAGATTAATTATGTATCTGGCATGAACTATAAGGTTGTACAGGGGTATTTCGCGGACAATACCAAACATTTTGATACGGCAAAAGTACTATCGTCTGGCATAGCAAAATCGTTTAAGGATGTGACAACAAGTACAAATGGATATATAACAAAACCACATGGCAATCAACATCAATATTCAGTAGAATGGACCGGAACATTTAAAGCAGCGGGATCCGGCAGATGGTCATTTTGGACAGTAAGTGATGATGCAAGTTATATGTGGATAGGAAAGAATGCTATAAAAAATTACGTCCCTGGAAATGCGAATATAAACAATGGTGGGTTACATGGTATGCGATGGAAACGCGATGACATACAATTAGAACGAGGCAAAACATACCCTCTGCGTATACAATTTGGTGAAAATTGGGGTGGACATAACGTCCATGTTCATGTTCATGGACCAGATAGTAATGGTAGATATAGACATTGGTCAATGGAACAGTTAGTTACAAATGAATTTAATCAACAAGATAATACATTATACTATTCTTTGGTAGAGAGTACGCCCGAATTATCAAGACAGGGATTATATAACTGTTATATTGCAGACACGTCAAATAGTCTTAACACGGAACTGTCTAGTGACAAAAATGCATTTAATTACAAGGTTGTGTGGAGTGCATTTGATGAAAGTAGTGAGGCAAGTAAAATTAAACCCACTAATTATGCCTATTATAGGAATGGAGCATTATTTGTATGTGAAAAGAATGGTAAGGTATTAAAGCAAATTGGTGATACAATCGATCAAGACCAATTTAATTATAGCTTAACTGGAACAGAGGTTGTCCATTATTTATACCGATATCCAGATCTTATGCGAGGAGCCGGTGGATGGAGTAATTATAGAAATTGGAATAATTACGCACGGAAACATTGGATTGAAGCTGGTTCAAGGGAGAAACGGACATTTGAACAGAGATATACTCGACAAAACTTAAAGTTAGATAACAATGGAAATATTTTAGCACGGGGAAAAGCATTGGTTTCCGTAGATAGTAAAGGTGCAATAGAAAACCCTCAATGGAAAGCTGAGCGAAATGTATTAAATCGTCCAGACTTTTTATATCCACATGATCCATACACTTGGCGCCCTACTACTAAATGGAATATGCAAGGTGGAGTTATTCGTAGAACCGCATGGGATAATCAAACACTATTAATATCGGAAAATGGCAAATTTAAGTTGGAAATATCGGAAAACGGGAATTTAGTAATAAAGACTAGCATTTCTGGATGCACTGGCAAGACAGAGGGCGGAACCAAATATACTACTCTAAAAGACAATCAACGAGGTGAGAACTATTATTTGTATAAAACGGATGCTGATATCAAGATGGATAAAATGTTCGTTGGTCAAGTAACCAATAACAAACGTGTATTAAAACCGGTGAATGTTGTAGGCAACGATATTACGATGGGTAATAACTTTATAAAATATGACGATTATGCACCTAGCAACACTGAGGGGGGATTTACTGTATCTACACATAGTGAATGTCAAGCAAAATGCATAACAGATAATTCATGTGACCATTATTATAGTTATGTTACCGAGGACGGAAAGATGAATTGTAAAACCGGGTCTCAACCCGGGATAAAACAATTTGTTCCAATACAACCGGGGTCTGGAATAAAATCATCTGAATTATATATAAGAGATAGTGAAATGAACTTACCTGATAACGATATACGCAAAATGATACCTCGTAAGAATACGTCTAATTATCAAAGCTATTCGACCTATGAGGTTACCCCCGCTCTATACGAGTTAGGCGATGGTAATATAATGCAAGATAGTTATAATAAGCCTAGAACATTACAAGATAAGATTGTAAATGGGACGAAGAACAAGGTAGAAACCTTCGATAATCATGGTTATCGAAGTTCAAAGGAGGTAAATGACAAATATGGCGAAAAACCAACAGAAAAGGGTTTGTCAAAGGCGATACAAGAGCATCAAATTGCTCCGATGAAACATATTGAGAACGATTATAACGAACTTTTAGAGAAGATAAATGTCGAATACAATGGCATTAACTCTACTTTGAATGATATTACAAACGCAAACCAAACAGGACTGCGTGATCAGTTAATGAATGATCCTGATACTGGGTACCTAGATACAGATTACGACACCGAGGTTTTAAAGAAAAAGGCTGTCGATGTAAGAATTGATGATATTAATGATATGATTGACCAAACGAATACTGTTTATACATTGGGTACAGTAACGGCAATGACATTGTTGATTGCGGGCATATTTATATCGCGTGACTAATCATCAACAACATAATAAATTATAAAAATATTTTTATAATGTATAATGGCACAAATCGCAAGTTCGTCCCCTAACCAACCAAATAATGTAACAGATGTCTCCGGACTTATTGACATTCAGAAGGATTACCTTGCTGGCATCACCGTAAAATCAGATGATCCAGAATTGAGTGATAAAATAACGACATTGCAAGGAGAATTAGATAAACTTTACACTAATTTTAAGAATGCAAATATATCCAGCAAAGATGTTTTAGATAAACAACAAGAAGTATATGACATAATTGATACTGAGAAGGAACGTCTTCTCTTAAAAAAACAAGGTATCGACAACGCTCTTGTGGGTAAGAAGCGCGCAATTAATCTCAATGAGAGCTACCGTTTAAGACAAACCCAGTACACACGAATGAAGGTAACTGTTGTAATTACTTTAGTAGTTTGTATAGTTTTAGCGTTTCTTGGGAAACGTTTTCCAGTTATTCCATCGATTATTATTACTTTATTGATATTAATATCATTGCTTGTAGGAGTTCTTTATTGTCTATTTATCTATTCTGTTATATCTAGCAGAAGTAAATTGAACTACAATGAATTAAATCTTCCTGGATTAAACGTGCCGTCTGATGATGATTTGGCTGCAAATAGAAATGCTGCGGGCAAAGCAGGAGATTTACTCGGTTCGATTAATATACCAGGGTGCATTGGTTCATCATGTTGTAATGATGATACTGTATGGAGCCAGACTAAGTCTAAGTGCGTTGCACTGACCCCCAGCGAAGTACCAAGTGATTTACAAGAAGGAACTTTACCAGAAACTCCGGATAAGAAGGAAGCATTTGCTCCGTTCAAGGCGATGAAGAACACGTCATTATTAGTAAATAGCCCAAATGAATATGAGAGTTATGGACGAGTGTAAATGTAAGGTAGTTAGATAAAAATTATATATAATGTGTATATAGATATAATAAACACATTATGGGCGGCAGTAGTTCAAAACCAAAACCTTTTGTCTGGCCAAATAAACAACCTACTATTAATGCAAAGAATAGAGAGATCGGTAGATTAAATCGTGGCATTAATAATGAAATCGCTAAGGCCAATTCCACGAGGAATAAAATTAACAGAACGATAAATGATCGTAATTGGCACAATAAAGTAAAACGTGATTATCAAGCAGATGATCCACGAAAGAGAGCAGATTTGGCAATGGAAGAAGGGACCGTTGCTTATTTGAATAGTCGAATTGGCGAGGAGAACGTTAATATATCTAATATAGATAAATCCTTGCAAGAAACCAAATCTTTGCTATATACATCGGTTCTAACCAATGTAAAAACGATAAAGGAAGTAGGCGAAATCATAGATGATACAAAAAAACAAAACATGAATATCTATGCAGGAATGAACCAGACGAACAATTCCCTCAAAAATAACATACGTACTCTAAGCACAAGCCACACTACCGATGTGTCGCAAGTCGCATACCAAACACAACAGACCGATTATTTTAGTCAATTAAATATAATATTGATAAGCGTCTATGGATTATTATTCTTGTTATACGCGTATTTAGTATATAAGACAAAGTATGATATAAACATTCGTATCAAGTTATTAACATTAGTATCGTTAGTAATATTTCCGTACATTTCATTATTATATTACAATATATATATCTAATCAGCAAGACAACATGGGATTTTGGAATTATATCCGTCAACTTGGGGAAATACGTAGATTGAACAGAAGAATTAATAATTTACGATCGCAAATTAACAATGCCAAAAGACTTGTACGACGATTGAGAACCGCATTGAATAACGAAACGAATAAAAGGAATATAGCCTTTAATGAAAAAGAGCGATGGAGGCGTATAATAGCTGACTTAAAACGAAAAATCTTGATCGAACAAGCGAAAATACCCATCTTACAAAAAGAATTGGACGAACTCATAGTTGAACGAGACTACCTTCAATCAATATTGGAGATGGGAGACAAAGAACATCGCAATGAAATTTCTACCGCACATAAGTTAGATGACAAGAAAAATTTAACTAAAATACACAACATAGACACAAAAATTAAGTATTATAAAGACATGCAAGATCAAAATGAATTATTATATACAAGTCTCACCGAAAAACGAAATGACTTAACCACCGATGAGCTCAAAACAACCCATATATATAATAATACTGACACATATGATATTGTACACACCTTATTGTTCTATGTGTATTATGTTATTGCACTTTTGATTATATTTATAGCATACTCAAATGAATATATAAGCAATAAATATGTTCTTGGTGGAGCAATAATATTATTAGCCGTGTATCCATTTTATATTTTAAATGTCGAGCTATTCATTTATGACACGTTTATTTACTTATGGGCTTTATTTAAAGGTGTTCCATACAACGAGCAATAAAAATATAATTTTTATCTACAAAATTATATTTTGAAGTTATGAAAGTAAATTATAGTTGATTTTCATCGATATTATCATCATAATCGTCCAATACATCCTCTTCGTCGTCATCATTGTCCTGATATTTAATCTTGACACCGACCCAACGGGCATTTCTACTCTTACCATAAATGCGATCAATATATTCATGCAGGTCCTTTGGACTTGGTCCCCTGCCGCCATAATTGGTTTCATACCAACGATTGAACTCATTGTTAAGTTCACTCTTCTGGATAGTCCCACTCTTCTCACGAAGAATGCAATCACTCGCAAATTCTGAAAGGTAATCCTGGCTTTTCCTGTACTCGTTGCTCTTCTCCATAACAATGTTACAATCCCCCACTATACCATTTGTCTTACAGGCACGATCGATTAACATTGACAAGAATACTTCTTTCCAACTATCGAACTTTTCGTCGATAGACTTATCTAGCTGAAATTGATAGGGCTTCTCTGGGTCGTCATTTACAGGATTTTCTGTGAAGAGTGCTTTGAAAGGAACCGCGCGAATACGGCGCCAAGTGCCATGGTCATTGCTCTTAATGCCCATAAACACGTTGCATGTAACGACCAATTTGAATTGAGGTACAAACGAAATTGTCTGAGGCATATATGGAGCACGACCTTGGATTGGGTCCTTTCCACTAGTTAATTGCTTCATAATGCCTTCATTGATGACATCTCCCTTCGATGGCTCTTGCATTACTGCATAACGTTTTCCCTTCAACTGAACAATTTCGGGCGCAAGACCACCTACCTTGCCTCTACGATCAGTGACTAATGTTAGTGGTACATCCCCCTTATATTCGCCAAGAATAATTTCCATAAGGTTGACTAAGACCGATTTACCATTTTGTCCACCACCGATATACATATTAAATGTCTGGTTAGTGGATGTACCAAGTAATGTTGATGCCAAATGATCCCACATATACTCACATAGCTGAGGTTCGGGAAAGAGTTTGTGCATAAAGTCGGTAATCTCATTGACGGTGTTTTGATGGATTGACGGATTGATTTTCACATAGTCAATATTGGTAGACATCGAAATATAGTCCTCTGGATATCCGGGACGAAAGACCTTCTCTTTAAAGTCAAATACACCATTCTTGCAACATAACAAGTATGGGTTGGAATCTAACTTGTTGATAAATGATCCATCATAAAATAACTCCATTGCCTCCCTCATAATGTTATTTTTATCATTGGTCTTTGCAGCACGCTGACAGATTGCTAGGATACGATGGGAAAACGTCTTTTCAAAGTCATCTTGTTCAGCTACTGGCTCATCCTCCGTTGATCTGTTCGAATTGGCGTCATCGTTGCTTACACGCATTCCGCCTACTGCCTTATTGCGATACACATCGCGAAGGGTAGTCGAAATATGGTGACGCAACGTAGTTCCCATATCATTCTCTTGCCAGCGATGGTTTTTGTAGTTTAACCACCTCTTACCTGCGACGCTTGTACATACAAATTCATGTTTGAACATCTGATGTAATACTCGGGCGATATCAAAATCACCTGGTCCTGCACCGCTATCTCGTTGACCTGGTTTACCGCCCGTTTTAAGCGTTTCATTCACGAAATGATCGAGTGAATTTAATCGAACGCGCTCAAATTCTTCTGGTGCATCAGTTCTAGACCAATGCATTAAAGACAGTTTAGTAACACCGTTTTGTGATCTTACCTCAAACTTACGCCATTGTTCACATAGGTCAGGGATCAAACTATAATCGAATGTTGGTGATTGCGCACTGAATGCAATCCATACTATAAGCAGTTTATCGCTAGTGTTTTTTAAGGACCAAGCCACCTTCATCCATTTGGTATAGGATCCTTCACCATAGTAACTATTTGGCAAGGTCATGGTATAATAGTATGCATCTTTTAGTTCATAATGAGTAATGCCGATTGAATCAACAAATTGTGAGGTTGCACTATCGAGGTCTTCTTTGGTTCTGATGCTCGCTACTGCTGAACTATTTATATTATAAAGAGCAAACATATCGTCTGTTCGATTGGTAATCGTGCGGTGAACATGTTTACTGTTGTTTCCACCACTGTGCTTATTTTTGTAATCATCATATACTTTCATAAAATTGCTCTTCAAGAAGAAGGAAGGATTATTCTTGTTTCGAACGGACAGCTCATTAATGTTCGCAATAACATCATACTTAGACAAAGACATCTCATTGCGCATAAATTCGCCATCAGTCACGTCGTAACAAACCTCGTATACCGAAGTAACCTTATAACGTTCATGGTTCGGCTTACGAGACCCGTAGAGTTGCCATCCTACGGTGCCATCAGAAATGGCCTTATCAAATACATCTTCCCAACTATTTGTAATTGGCAAACCATCCCATGCTTCTGCTACTTCTGGCATAACCTGCTCTCTAAGAATGGACTGGACTATACGATCCGCTTTTAATCCGATTATTATATGAATGCCATCCTTTGTACAATTCTTCTCAGCGACACGATTTACCGTAGGCTTTTCCATAACAAATATCTTGAACTTACTGGCATCGTCAAACTGGAATATAGGCTTTAACTTTTCTAGATAAATATCTAACATGTCTTCGATATGTTCTTTCGTGTATTGTCGTTCATCGACTTCAAGATCATGACGTAGATCAAGATCTACCAATATAGGGCCATCATTATCCAATTGAACTTCTGTTAAATATTCCTTCTTGGTGGCGGATGACAATATATCCTTGGCATATAATTGTAAGAAAGTAGGATATTCCTCTTCCGAAATAGAGTATGACCCACCCCATATCTGTGCACCTTTATCTCCAATGCGTGTATTAGTAATCGGTCTATTCGTTGTAACGTCCCCTTTCTTTTTAAGGTGTTTCATCATAAAATCATTAAACCCTGCATATTTGGTAACAATTGGTTGTGAAAGACCCTTGGTGACGACCGGGGGGATGGGTGTATCCATCGTACTTGGGTTATATTGACAGGACATTTTTATTACCTTTGAACAATTCAATATATAGACTAAAATATATTGAACGTACGATAATAGATATTATTGATATTCGTTTTGGTTGCACATTGTGAGCATAATGTATTCAATTTTTCAAGGATTTTCATTGGGCCCGAACGATAAATACATATTTTGGTAGGTTTAGGATACCCCCCACAATCCACACGAATAAATATGCATAGTTACTAGAAAATTGAATTCAATGCAACAATCAAACACTAATAATATATAGGTAAAAGTTATAATATGAAGTTCTGCGAGAAATGCGACAATATGTATTACATAGGAATTAACCCAGAAAATACAAACAAACTGACACACTACTGCCGCAACTGCAATCATGTAGACGAAACAATATCAACAGAAGGATTGTGTCTACTAAATACCAATTTCAATTCGGGTGAACAAGACTACAAGAATTTGATTAATGAGTATACGAAATTAGATCCTACGTTGCCCCGTCTGTATAATACGAAGTGTCCTAATAATGACTGCAAAACAGAGAACGGCGTTATTTATCTTAGATATGATAATGGTAATATGAAGTACGTATATATGTGTGTAGATTGCGATATGGTTTGGAAGACGGATGACAGACAGTAACTGTTTACATATTATTGATATTTTGATAATATTTTTTTGTTAGAAAATTGAAATAGTTGATTACACAAATAATTATTTAGAAGAACTACTTTATCTACTTATATAGTAACTAATTAAGATGGACGCGGACGAATACAATGTTGATTATGATGATGAGCGCGGCGACGACGATGCGTCCGTCGACCTCCCTAGCAAGGACCCCAAAGTAAATCCGGTTGACGATGACGAAGTAGAGGATGAAGACTTTGACGACGAAGTAGAGGACGAAGACTTTGACGATGACGAACTTGACGAAGACGATGTATTTAATGATAACCAACCAATCAGTGAAGGTGAAATTGCTAATAGGATACAGACTACCAATGAAGTCGGGTTTTCTGATACTGACGACGATGCGGATGAGGATAATTATGAAGATTATCTACAAAAATTTGATGAACATACCAGAAAAGATATTATATCCGAATTTCATCCGGAAATGCAGTCCCATAATTACGACGAAATAGTAAATATGTCGGTTATAGTAAGAGACGCCAATGGCACACCTATTGATCCGTTGCATAAAACCCTTCCTATGTTAACACGATACGAAAAAGCGCGTATCTTAGGTGAACGAGCGAAACAATTGAACGCTGGTGCAAAACCATTTGTAGAAGTGGATGAAACAATTGTGGACGGGTATTTAATTGCATTAAAGGAATTAGAAGAAAAGAAAATACCATTTATTGTGAAGCGCCCTTTACCAAACGGTGGTTGTGAGTATTGGAAACTAATCGATCTAGAAGTATTGGTATAAGTAGAAATAGTAGAAATAGTAGAAATAGTAAAAAATACATATAAAAAGCTGTATATATATTTTTTAATGACGAAGCAACCACGCATTATTCACTGTTCTTATTGTTTAGACGAAGGTCATCGTATAAATCGATGTAATGACCCATCAATACAATTATTGAACGAGCATATGGATGAAATCGCTGCAATTGATTGGAAAGCTGACATGAATTCAGAGTATTTAATCCATAAGTTAAAAACCCTGAGTGAGCCAGAATTGCATATTTTAGGGTACAAATATAACATTTCCTCTTTAACTAAGCTAACTGCCAACGAAGTTGTTGAAAAATTAGTAGATGTATATAAATCCAATCAAAATACACTTGTCTATATAATTAACAACATGAACCTTGATGAAATTGATTACTTTGCAAATAAACTAAGTGAGTTTATAAGAGAGACAGATAATCAAAACGATTGTAGTCTTGTGGATATACGGTCAAATTTATATGCCAACCATCCAGCGAATACAGACTATAATATTTCTGTTATACTAGGGCGAGATAATTCTAATATTAGATATGGATGCTCGTCCTGCATAACCGAAGTGGATCAAGACAATATGATATCTACCAACTGTAACCATACTTATTGCAGTGACTGCATATTCAGAAACATACGTGCAAACCAGAACGAAAATAGTGATCACATTTTATGCAAACGTTGCGATGAAGAAATAACTAGCATTACCGCATTTTCGGAGGAAACTGTTGCCACTATGTTAGATAATTTATTGATTACCGAATATACAGACTGCACATCACCAGATGAGGATGAGGATGAGGATGAAGAGGATGAAGAGGATGAAGAAGAAGAGGATGACGGCATCATGTTTAGAATAAAAAATACAAATGATGAAGTATTTGCCATGATATATTCAGGTGGCATATGTTTAGTAGCAGGCATGGTATTGTATGCATACAAGATTGTATTTACTAAAATTAACCAAATGATGTAATGCAATTATGATTTCCAGTTTTTACCACAATCGAGACACGTAACAAAGATGGTAGCCGGTTCATCTGCACTTCTCGTTTGCATTTCATAGTAAGTGCATCTTTTTGACTTGCACTTTTTACAAGTAAACATATCAGTAGATGCTTGAATGTTTGTAGTAAATTTATTCGCATCGCGTTTAATCTTCTGATCGAGCAAGGTCTTCCAATGAGTTGGGTTCATTTCCTGATGTGTCATCATTGCAAATGTTTGAGGTAATAATTCTTTATTTTGCAACATGGTTAAAACCTCGTCGTTTTTTAGATTAATATAAATAGTCCGAAGTCTATCCAAATACAATTGGACAAATGCACCATTCTCCCACTTCTTTATCAGTTTCTTACTAGACGCCTCTTTTAATGAATAATTAAATACACCCTTCTCTAAGTTAATCGCAGTTATATTATTCCCTAATATATCTGTAAATTTTTTACATACATTGTTTCTGAATGTTATTGCATCTGTTACGACCACCATGTCTGATTATTACAATACATATGGGCATATGTTTATTTCAATTTTCTATCAATGTATACAATGTGTATTCTATACATTGGTGCACGCACTTATTCTTCAATATAGTCTTCCTCGCATAATTCGTTTGTACAATCAATTGAACCGTCAATTGATATAAAAACGTTTTCGGGTACAGTTTTTGTTGCCCGTGTCTTAGCTATTTTTTTCTTGATAATAGGTTTAACAAGACGTACAGGTCTCTTCTTGTGTTTCTTATATGTTTCCTCTTCCTCGTCATCTTCTTCGTCGTCGAAATCATCTTCTTCGTCGTCGAAATCCTCGCCATCTTCTTCTTCTTCTTCTTCGTCATCAACTATAAATCCGTCCTTTGCATAACCACTTTTCGTTCTTGGCACATCATCTTCGCTCTCACTCTCACTCTCATCTTCGCTATGTATATCTTCAAATCCGCCATACAATTTCTCATATATAGTCTTCCACTCGTCCAGTGTTATGCTAACTGGATTATTCCCATTCATATTGATTATCAGACAACTACCAAAGAACAATGTATTATCGATTGGGGGAGGAAATTCGTATTTATTTTCTTGGTTAGCACGTCCATCAGTTTTACCGTATACATGTATTGAATATTTTTGTTTATTTGCATTATCGAGTGGCCAATTTGCATAACATTTAAAACCGCTTTCCGACCGAAAACCCGCTTTCTTGTATAAATCTTCTTCGACTAGATTTTTGCTAGTCATTTGCTTAATATTGCCATCTTTTTGTACAAGCAGATAACTAGTCATAATACAATTTGAATAAACTGGTAACAAGTATTTATATTGTTTTGCATAATTAGAATTAGTTCACGTTTATCTAATAAAAAATCTATATGATCAGATAGTATAGAATGTTTGTAATTGATGTATTGTTTTTCATTTTAAAAATTATTATATTTGTCCTGATAATATACGGAATTCAATATGGATGGGATACTATAAAGGAGAGGTATACCAAACCAAAAACTAAATATTTAGTCAATACGCAGTTGAAAAAATACCAGGATATTTTCAGAGATAATATGTACAAGAAAACGGATGATGAATTATCGGCGAACAAAGATGAAATAGATATAGACACGCAGGAAATATTATTCAATTCAGATGAAGATAAACAGCGTATGAATGACGAACTTATGTCATTTATGAAGAATGAAACGCAATCCTATATTGCATAATATACTATAATAATAATATAGAGACAATCTGTTATAAATATCTAATGGAACAACTAACGCCTCAGATCAAATATGCACTGTCACGCTTTCCTAAATTCGAACTTTCTTATGAAACAATTTCACATACGAAAGTTTATACAGATTATGACATAGGTATGGCTATTCCTCATGGTAAGAAGGGATATATATGGTTTACCTATGATAAATACCATGATGTATGTTACATATTGGAAGTAAATCGCGAAAAAAGAATAGTCAGAGGGGGTCGTTTAAATATGAAATTTGATACAGAATTGTCAATTGGGACCTTATTGTATGGTACCATTATTAGTGACGAGAATAATATTCAGAAAGAATTCATTATAGAAGATATCCTAACATACAAAGGGATTGGATTAGATAAATCGAACCAACTTAATAAACTATCTTTTATCTCTAAGTTTCTAGCCAATGTAGACAATAATTCATCTAATGGAATTCATTTTCATGTACCGGCAATCTGGAAAGTTGACCTCACTGAGAATGATAAAAATTATCCGTGCATTCTACCAGATAAGTACAACAATGATTTGCCATACACAATACATCATATTCAATATAGATCATCTTTAACAAAGATGCCCCTGGTTAATGTCTTTATTCCTAGAAAAGGCATGGTCGTATCACTCCCGTCACAGCCGACAATCCCTGTTCAAAAATACATATTCGATCAAACCCCCATTAAAATGACCATTGCCAAACCACAATATAAGTACCCTACTATTTTCCAAGTAACTGCCGATATTCAATATGACATCTATCATTTGTTTGCGTATGGCAAAAACAATCAGCGGGTGTATTATAATGTGGCCTACATACCAAATTATGAAATAAGTGTCTTGTTAAATGGTGTGTTTCGTAAAATACGCGAGAATACTAATTTGGATTATATTGAAGAAAGTGACGATGAGGATGATTTTCAGAATATGGACGAAGACAAATATGTTGATATGAATAAGACAGTATTGTTTGAGTGTATATTTAATCGTAAATTCAAAAAATGGGTACCGATGCGCATAATGGACCGACGATCAAAAGTTGTTCATATATCAAAATTATAGATCATCGACAAATGTATCATCGGCTACAATGCTGCGTTGTTTTGTTATTGTAATATTCGCCAAGCTCGTCCCGTTTTCGGGCTGTTTTATCTGGATACTATTAATATTCCATGCTTTCTTCCCTTTCCTAGGGTTGGTTAAACCACTAGCAATTTGCAATTGGCGCATTTCATGTGTTTTATTATGATGTCTTCTTATGTTGCTAGATACAACTTGGTTTACGCGTTCCGTCATAACACGAC